GCCACAGTGAACACGTCGCCAGCCTTGATGGTGACGTTAGACGCCACGGTCAGCGCGATGGAGGTTGCGCCTTCAGCGGTAACCGCTGCAGACGTGGTGTTGCCGGTAGCGCCGCGAGAGCCGGTGGTGAACTGCTTGATCGACTGAGACATGTTGATTTCGTCGAAGCCCAGCACGCCAGTGCCCATCATGCCGTTCTTGAACTGCTTGCTGATGGTGTCGGTGGGATTGAACAGACCCTTCATGCCTTCGACCAGACCGGCGTTGGCAGCCGGGTTGACGGTAGCGTAGCGGGGCGTCATCACAGCGGCGTTCTCGTTGAGCTTCTGCTGAGCTTGCAGCAGAACCAGCGAGGTGGCCGGCGTGGTGCCAGGGGTGCCCACAGAGTTACCGATGGTGCGGAAGGCGTTGGCAACGTCAGCGTCGATGCTGGAGGCCAACTGGCTGATACGAGGCTTCAGCACACGATCTGCGAAGTCGTCCAACTGCATCGTCAGTTCGGCGGACGTGAAGTTCACGCCGATGTGCTTTTGCGAGGCGACCGTCAGGGTCGTGAACTGCTCGTTGTCGTCCTGCACTTGCAGAGCGGCGCCGTCAGTCACCAGAGCGCGGTCCGGCAGGCGGATACGCAGCGTGGAGCCGATCTTGGCCCCTTCGACAGCGAAGCTGTCGTCGTACTGGCGGTTCACGTTGCGCGTGAGCACCAGATTGTTTTCCAAGATCTCCAGGGCCTTCCTGGTGATCATGTCAATGGTCAGAATACTATTAGCCACGATTGAGTCCTTTCAAATCTTAGCGAGAAGCCTGGGCCTGCAACTTACGCAACTGCCGGGCACGTTCAGCTTCAATCCACTCCGACGTACTCATGTTCTTGATGGAACGCGGGTCAGTCGTGTCAAATGACGGGTTGTTGTTGCTGCCACGGGCCGTTACAGGTGTGATTGGTGCTGGCGCAGATGTGGTTCGTTTGACGGGCGGGTTGTCGGTCAGCCTGACCTCGATCTTCCCAATTTCTTTTGCCTGCAAGAAGGGCGACAGTCGTGAGATACGGTCCGCTTCTTTGGGGTTGGCTCCGAGGTAGTAGGCTACATCAGGGCCAACATCAGAAGCGCGGATCGTTTCAGACATCACGTCAGTGATTCGGACGCTCGGGTTGTAGGCGACTTGTTCAAAGTCGTCGTACTTGCTCCGGGCCTCTTCTTCCCTGTCGTGGTAAGCGTCAGCAATCGCTGCCTGTGCCTTTTGCTGGTCTCGCAAGGCAATCAGTTCTTCGGCCTTCTTGACAGCCAGCGCTTCCGCGTAGGCTTCAGGAGACTCAAACTGATCAACTGGCGGAACATCTTTCGGCGCAGACTGCCGGGTTTGCATTTCTGCCGACCTGGCCGCTTGCTCTCGTTCCCACTGTCGACGCGCTTTCTTAAAACGCTTGTCCACCACCTCGTCAAGTTCTGCCTGAGTAAACAATCGTTCCGCAGGTTTTTCCTCAACGGGCTGTTGTTCAGCGTTTGCCGGCGTATGAAGCTCTGGTTCCGGGGTGGCCGTCACCTCGGGCGCTTGCACGGAGTCAACTTCCGCTAAGGTATCTGTGGTCATAAGTACTCGTTAGAGTGCCCGGTGCGCTGCGCCGGTACAGTTGGTAAAACTATAGCACTTTTGCGTGCCGGGTTAAGCCAGCACTTTGGTTTTGGTTGCCGCTGAAATCAGCGCCGCGTCAAGCAGCATGTCCAGCACCTCGGTGACGTCATCAAGTTCCAACGGGCGCTGAAGTTCCGTTTTGGCCGTGACGATCTCGGGGGCGCTGTCGTTGTCCCACTTCACGCGCTCGGACAGTTTCATGGCCGTGCGGACATCGTTGGCCGACCAAGTGCGAGGAGGCGGCGGCGCAGGAGGCGGGGGTTCTGGTTTGACCAGTTGGCCATCCACCCAGCCGTCTCCGTTGACCGCACCGTCAGGCACCTCGGTGTCGTAGAACTTGGCAACGTCGGGGTGGTAGCACTCGGTCGGGTCACCGTGGCAGACATCGCGCACCTTGTCGTTTTCAATCCGCGCGTATTTCATGTTCAGTACCCCTCAGTCCAGTAGAGGATTACGGCACCTAAACCCCCAGAGCCGGAGGGGCTGCCGCCGCCGCCACCGTTACCTCCACTTGCCCCAGTTCCACCAGTTGTTATGTTGCCGCCACCGCCACCGCCAAAACCACCGGGCCCGCCGTTTCCGCCACTACCACTACCACCACCGCCACCACCACCACCACCAAAACCACCGGGCCCGCCGCTACTCCCTAGACCTTTTCCGCCACCGCCACCGCCGCCGCCATTACTTCCTGGCATTCCGCTAAATGCCGGCCAATTACTACTTGATGCGCTTGTGTCCGGCGCTCCAGCGCCGCCGCCGCCAACCAAGCCTCGGGATGTGAGCAAAATAAACGGGTTTTCCGTTGTACTGCTCAATGCCTGCGTTGAAGGAACACTGGCAAACGGGCTGGTACCACTAGCGCTTCCCGAAACGCCTCCTCCTGGCCCGCCGCCAGCGCCGCCTGACGCTGCAGCGCCAGTAGTAGTTATATCTGCTCCATCAGCACCAGAAGACGACGAACCGCCACCGCCACCGCCCCCCAGATATGTGTTTCCTGCAATAGCGCCAGTTCTGCCGCCTGCGTATATGCCGCCTCCACCCGTTCCAGCACCAGAACCCGCAGCCCAAGCGCCGCCAGCGCCGCCAAAACCACCGCCACCGCCACTTGAGCCAGACGATGCGGAGCCGCCTACGCCGCCGGTGCCGTAGGGCGACCCCGCCCCGCCGCCGCCACATTTACCAGCGCCCGAACCACCAGCACCACCAGATGCCGTAAACGTACCGCGCAAAGATGTAGCCGCCGTGCCAGAACCGCCAGCGCCGCCAGTAGTTCCACTACCAGTAGACCCACCTGTCGCAGACAACAAAGTACCCAATGAACTTGTGCCGCCAGCCGCTCCTACAGTAATTGTCGGTAATGTTTGCCCCGGCAAAACATCAAGTATTCCGGACGCAAAACCGCCGCCGCCCGCGCCTCCGCTTGAACCGCCCGCGCCTCCGCCCCCAAAAACGTACACCAGAACTTGAAACACGTTCTGCGGAACAACAAAATCGTTGAAAGTTCCGTTAGTTAGGTATGCCCTGAAATTGGACCACCGAGGCGGTGCAACCCGGGTCGCCACATTGGGCGGCAACCCAAACCCGTATAGACCCTTGTTCATTAGAAGTCACCTCCGTAAGCGATTACGCGAATGCCGGTCTGAGCTACGCTGGTTGTTGCGCGAAGCGAATATCCTGTTGGCAAACACAATGGCATGACGTTGGCGTTACCGTTGCTGGACAGATTCGCAACAAACGCAGGCGCTGTAGTGCTTGACGTAATCGCAATAATCGGCACCTGTTGCCAAAGAAAATAGGTCGTGCCGTCAAAGATGAACAAGTTCACCAATCCCGCAACCGTGGTAGCCACGCCTTGGATTTCGATGTAGTCGATCCGCGAGCCAGAAGCCGCAGCGGTGAACACCGTGCCCACGGTCGTTGGTGCGGTCAGAGACGTATCGGCCGATGTGAGTAGCGCAGAACCTACTTTTGGGGTTGCTGCGTATTGCGCGGTTGACGCCATGATAAGCCTTTCAGATCAAAGCAAATGAATCCGATGGGGAAAACGAGCCTGGGGGTTGGTTGGCTCCCGTTGATTGCGTTACAAAACCTTGAGCGGCTGCCGCGGGTGTTGCGGGGGCGCCGGAAACCCATGCCGTACCGTTACTGGTCAGCACGTTGCCATTTGCACCAGGCGTTGTAAGCCCCGTGCCGCCGTTGGCAATTGCCAGCGTCCCCGCAACAGTCACAGCGCCGCCTGTGGCTGTACTTGGTGTCAACCCAGTTGAGCCAAAGCTAATTGAGGTGACCCCGCCTCCGGGCAACGCAGTAGACTGCCAAGTCGTGCCATTGCTGGTCAGCACGTTGCCGTTGGCGCCTGGCGCCACCACTTGGAACGCCGAGGTGCCGTTGCCGAGCAGGACGTTGTTGGCCGTGAACGTAGCAGCTCCGGTGCCGCCGTTGCCAACAGGCAACGTGCCCGTGACGTTGGAAGTCAGATTGGCAAACTGAGTTGAGGTAGTGCCCGTCCCGCCATTGGCAATTGCCAGCGTGCCAGCCACTGTCACTGCGCCGGTGGTGGCCGTGCTAGGAGTCAGCCCTGTGCTGCCGAAGCTGACGGATGAGACTGCGCCGGCCCAGACGCTGGACACCGCGGCGTTCTTGGTGACGCCGCTCTGCACCACAGGCACCAACTCTGTGCCCGTGAGCGGGAGAGTTGATGCTGGAAGATCCGCAATCTTGACGCCGGCCATATAACACCTCAGGCACTGAGTGCCGCAACCTTGTCTTGGAACGCCTTTACCCGAGCATTCAGCGCCGCCCGGTCTGCATCAAGGGCTTGCAGTTTGCTCGCGTATTCGGCCTGCAGCGCGGCCACCGCAATCTCGCGGCTGGCGACTTGCTGCTCACGGGTCGTCAGATCCGCAGTCTTGGCTACGGTCTCGGCAGCAAACGCCTTCCGATCTGCAACCAACTCCGTTTCGAGAACGTACAACTCGGCCTTCTTGGCGGCGTTGGTGTCAGCAATCTTCTGTGCGTCGGCCACGATGGTCGCCGCTTCGGCCGTTGCCGCCTCCAACACCTTGGCCGCTTTCTCGCGGTCCTTGTTGGCCTTCTCCACCGCGCTCATGGCGCCCTGGCGTTTGGCCAACTCGTCGCGGGCGTTCACCATGTTGGCCAAATCAGTAGGGAACTGCTTGGCAATGTAGTCAAGAAACTTGGCAGGATCGATGCTGCCGCCGTCGCCGTAAGTGACCATGACTGCTCCTTAGGAGTAGTAAGAAATGTTCAGCTTGGCGGTGCCAGTCTGCTCGATAAACCGGATCTGGTTCAGATCGCCGTCGTATTGCAGCGTGACGCCTACAGCCAGCGGCATGCCCACCGTCGCGGTAGGAGCCGTGTTGTCATCACGCCAGCGCACTGCCGCACCCTCGGCCACAATGATGGCGATGCTGGGCTTGCACGCAAGGCCGTTCAGGTCAGTCTGAGGGACCGTCAGATTGGCGGCTGAAGACAACGACGTGATCTGCTGATACCCCAACCGAGTGGTGACAGCTTTAAGGTTGATGGACATTCAGAATCTCCCGCGCTCGGTGATTGAACGCAATTTTACATAGGGTTGAGAAGAAGAAAACGGAGGCGTAGGCCCGCCCGCCACCGGGGGAAAGAAATACCCCGAGAAGAACGCTGCAGCGAAATACGTCTTAGGAAACATCGTAGGTCACGCCTGTGCGGTTGCCGTTAGCGTCTACTGTGGCCGTGATCCGTACTGTAGTGCCATTCACGCTCTTGATCAAAATCGGCCCGCCAGGCGAGCCTGC